CTTCAGCTATGTTACGGATAACGTATGCTGGGCGAACCAACTGTAGGTTCTTCCAGTAATTATTGATAGCAGTATCTGCGAACTCTGTTGACTTTCCAAGAATCTTTGACTTCGATAGCGTTGAAGTCAGTCTTAGAATCTCACCAGTAGGTGGCAAGTAGATGGTTGAGTTCAGCAATTCAGAACCAAGGTGTGGTCCCTGCATTACAATCTGCTCACCATTAAGAGTGATGTACTTTAACTCAGCACCAGCAGCGTGACGTGATGCCCAGTATGAAGACATCTGCTCATTGCTTTCCTTGAAGGCTGTTGTAGCCCTACGGAACTGTGGCTGTAAGTACTCAGGTACCTTTGCAGCGCTCTTTGTAAAGACTGCTTCTAGCAACTTGACAGATGCAGCGTAGCCAGCAACTGATGCTGACTTAGCATTTGCAATCTCGTCGATGATGTCATCTAGTACAGCCTTGTCGAGTTTGGCTGCTACACCAAAATCTTCTGCAGCACGGAGTAGTTCTTCTCTATCGTGGATGTTGATGATAGAGCCAGACTTAATCTTAGTCTTGTACTCACGTGATAGGAAATCTTTAGCCTTAGTTGCACCAGTCATTGCTCCGTGGAATAGTGAAGCAGTCTTCTTGTGCTCGTTAATACGTGACTCAACACGTGCGCCTACGCCAGTTAGGTACTTACCTAGTGGAGCAGCAAACTGTGTACGGTCAGAGATACGTGCGCCTGTGCGCTCAAGGATTCCTGGACGTAATGCACCCTCTTGTACTCCACCCTTTTTAATGTAAGGAGCAAGAATGTCAACAACTTCTTCTTTGTTTGTTGCATTTGCAAGAGCACGTGCTGTATCTGAATCGATACGTCCACCTGACTTACGCCAGATTGCCTTCCAGTCAGTCATATCGACTAGACGGTCAACGGCAATAGTTCCGTATCCACCTGTAAGGAATTCAGCAACCTGCTTGTAGTCAAGTCCACTGCGCTCAAATGAGTTAGCAACTCCTGTGCGCTCGCGTACTGCAGCCTCCCAAGCGTTTAACTTCTCGTCAAGAGTAGATGAAGCATCATCGAGTACCTTAGAAAGGTTCTTCTCTGCAGCAGTCTTCTTAGCAGCATCGCGAGATGCAACCTCACGAGCACGAGCAGTAATCTTTGCATTACGAGTACGCTCTGCTACCTGCTTTGCTGAGAAACCCTTAGCCTCTTTAGCCTCTGCAAGACGACGCTTAGCAGCCTCAACTGATTCCTTAGCAGCGATGAGTACATCCTCTGCAGGGATATCATTCTTTGAAAGGTTCTTTGCCTCTTCAAGTCGTGTCTTAAGTGTATCAATTGTGTTAGCCAACTGAGCAAGTTCTTCATCAGTTGTCATAGAGATACGACCAGCGGCTAATGCTTCAGCCTTATCAGCCTTAAGTTGGTCAAGAATCTTTGTCTGCTTAGCAATAGCGTTCTCTGTACGTGCGATAGTTACAGGAGCCTTAGCAGTTGCAGTTAATTCCTTAAGTGCAGCGGTAGCGTCTTTGATTTCCTGTTGTGCTTTTGTCTCAGCAGCAACAATTTCATCTAGTCGATTCTGTGCAACACGGACTGAAGTATTTGCCTTGATAGCCTCTTCAGCCTTACCACTCCAAGCATTACGAGCATCAACTGCCTTTTGCTTGTAGTCATCTAGTTTAGAATTCTTTATTGCATCTGCTTGCTTGATTGCAGCCTTACGAGCAATATCTTCTTTTGTTAAAGCCTCTTCGAGAACATTTGCTTCTTGCTCGTACTTAGCAGCAACACCCATTGCACCTGCAACGCGCTCTTGCTGTGCAAGTTTACGTAGTTCTTTAACCTTCTGAGCCTTAGCAATACCTGGGTCAGTTAAGAATGAACCTGCGATATCTGCAGCAAGGTAGATTACTGAACCCCATTTAGTCTCAGGGCTTCCTAGTGGAGATACAGCGTAGACTGAATCACCAAAAAATGAACGTGGCTGGTAGCCAATAACTTTACCGCGTGAATCACGAATAGCAATCTTTGCAGTATCAAGTGATGCCTGACGAGCAGCGTGTCCTACGCCTGTCTCTTCAGATACGAAGAATCCCTTACCAGTGTCAATGTCAATAAATGGATTCTTCTTGTTCTTAATCTTTTCAACGCTCTGGTTAAATATCTGACCAACAACAGTTTGATTAGTAATGTTTGTAGCAACGCGAGCCTTCTCGTCAGTACTAAGGAATGGGTTCATATTTAGACCCGTTGCAACACCTGAGATAATTCCACGGTCCTGTACCTCATCAACAACATTTCGGTATGTTGCATTGATGGTCTGGAATGGAACTGCAAGGACTGTGGTAGCACCCTTGACGGCGCTCTTAACTCCACGCCAGAATGTTCCTCTAAGACCTGCATCAAACTCTTCTTGCTTGCGCTTCTGCGCTAGGTCCTTTTGGTTAGCCATACGTGCTTCGCGAGTCTGTGCATCAATCTCAGCGATGCTCTTTGCTACGCCACTCTGTGCATTGACCTGAAGGTTAGACAATGATGCAAGAACGCCAGGAGACATAAGGTTTCCTTGTGCGTTGTTCAAGATTGTTGCAGCCTGATTTGGATTAACAGCAGATGCCTGAGCAAAAGCAGCCTGTGCTTTGTAGTCCTCAGCGGTTAATACTTTACCTACAGGGTCATTGACCTCAAGTTTACCATTGTTAAGCGTGTACTTTAACGGCACTATGCACCTGCTTGTTGACGCGCATCAATAGTTTCTACTATGAATCGCAAGTCTTCGTTGCGAGGATTCTGTGCATACAATGCGCGGATGACATCAACTGATGGGTCACCCTCGTAAGGAATCTTTACTGGAAGAGGATTAACCTCGCGACCTGCTCCTTCGCCAAATGGCATACCGTATGTAATTGGACGGTCAGGATTCTCAGATGGTGCATCAATTGGAGTAATCTCTGGAAGTTTAGGAAAGGTTGCTACTGGCTCAGGTTGAGTTGATGCAACTGCAGCATTGCCTGTTACACGACTTTGGTTAAGTTCTTGGTTCTGTCCGTATGGCATACCTGTGTAGTTGAGGTCAGCGATACCGCTTTGACCTGCGCCACCTGTTGCTGAAACGTTTGCAGGGTTGTACTGAGGACCGCCATTGGGACCACCACGATTTTCTGGTGCTGTTGTCATTGCGCCTCCTACTTAGTTTCTTGTTCAAGAATGTGAAATGGAGCCGAAGTTCCATTGTTATTAACTGCTGCAATTCTCATTGCATCTAATACTGTTGCTCCTGCGTGAAGCGCACCTAGTGCGTAATCTCCACCAGAACCAATTGCGTAAAGTCCTGTGTCATTCATAGCAACTGCGAAGTCGCTGTCTAGTTCAAAGATAGTTCCATTGACACCGATGATGAGTTGTAGTTCAAACTTGTCATCGTTATCTGTTGACTTACCAAAGTCAATACCTGCATCAGTTAATGTTGTCTTAAGTGATGGTGCTACTTTGTTAATCACAAACTCATAAAGGTTTGTCTTAGCCTTTGCTGTTACTAGTGGAGGCGACCACCCGTGGAGTACCACTTGCAGAGCACGATAGTCACCAGCACCACCAATAATGTAACTTCCACGTTCAACCGCCTTTACCATTTCAGGATGTGTGTAAACTTTTCCACCCTCAGCAACTCGTGAATCAGATGCTATGACGCAACCATCTGCGTTTTGTACGCCAATAATTGTTGTCATTGTCCCCGCCTCTGTTATCTACGTGTAGTTGTTGCTACTCTTGCTGAACCTTTACCACTTGATGTCAATGCTGACACTAAAGTTTGAATATCTGGTCGTGCTTGTGGTGCTAACTCAGGTGGTACTCCGCCTTCTGCTGCCATCTCTGGAGGAAGAGCGCCTCCTGCTGGAGAAGCGGCGGGAGCAGGGGACGGTTGCTCAACCATAGGTGCTTGCCCAGCAGGAGGAACTGGTTGCTGCGGAGTAAATGTGGCTTCAATTGCGTCTTCTAGGGCAGTACCCTTTTGACGTGCCTTGATAACCGCAGCAATTTTATTTACCATCTCTGATGGGTCTTGTCCCTGAGTTGCCATTGCTGGAATAGCCTGAGCCATTGCAGTAATACCACCGAGAAGTGCTTGACGCATATTTTCAATTTCAATTTTCTCAAGTTCTTGAGTGACGTTTACTGTGAATGGTAGTTCACGCATCGCCATATCCTTGGAGATTAATCCGCCTCCCAATGCTTGTAGCATAAAGATAAGACCTTGCGCGGGATTAAGACCAGCAAGCATACCGTAACGAACATCGGCAGAATAATCACTCTTGATATCTTTAGAAGGCTTGTAAGTAATTTCATAAGGTGAACCCGAATCTACTCCGCGAATTGTTTTTTCTTCAGGGAAAATAAGTTCATCTACTTCAAAACAGATGCTGATTACATCACGTAGTGCTGCGGCAAAGATTGCTTGTGCAGATTTAACCTGAGTATCAAAGGCTCCCATAAGAGCCTGTACACCTTGACCTGTAACGATTGATGCGTCAATGTTTCCTGTACGTCCCTCAGGATAACGAGCACCAACACGTAGTTCAGAGTTGAGTAGTTGTGATTGCTGGAATGCGCCCTGCGGAACGTTGAGTTCTACGCGGCGTACACCTGCTGGGTTAGATGTGTAGATAACAGCATCTCCACCAAGTTGCAGTTCGTTAACATCTGTAGGCAATACGATTGGTGCCTGTACAGACTTCTCTGCTGCTTCCATAGCAAGTAAAGCAAAACGATTACGAAGTAATTGAATACCGAGGATGTCGTCAAACTGTCCACGGAGTTCGCTGTCAATAGATGGTTTACGAGCAACGACAATGTGCATCTTGCCAATTGGATTGGCTGCCTGTGACAAGATAAGGTTCTGCTTGTTTGGCACGTAGATGATTGATTGGTCTTTGTCGTAGTAACGAATCATCTCAACCTGGGCTGTCAAATCCTGGTCGTAGCCTCGGCGTCCGAGCAACTGGAATTCAAAATCAGGGAACTGAGATACGAGTTCGCCTAGCGTCATTGAGTATCGCTTTGCAAATGCCACACAACGTCCATAGCGGTCAAACTCTGGGTAAGCACCCACTGGGTTTTCTATGCGGATACGTGGCAGTTTTGCTTCTTCATCCAGTTCAATTACGAACGGGAGGAAACCATAGGTTAGGTACCAGTCGGCACCTTGGTACATCTGCACAGCCAAGTCAGCGTGTGCGAAATAATTTGAAGCGATACGAGTACGCTTATCTGCGAAGTTACGTGCACGGTCATTTACTGCATTGGCTGCAGAGCAGTTAACTGCAGGTAGTGGTGCCATAACTTCTGACAAGTCACGTGCAACAATGTCAATGAAGTTAGCAACGACGTTTGAATCAACGCCCTCTGGGAAGAAGTCAGGATAAACTTCAGCAATCTTTCCTCTACGAACTGCAAGTACGTCAAGGTTACGCTGGTCGCGTTCTACGTTGAGGTAGCGAAGAGACTCAACTCTCGCAAACACCTGCTTGTCTGATAATGCCATCGTTATCCTAACGTTTGATTAAAAATTATTTGTTCTTCTTGCGGAGTTTTCCATTTGAAATATCAGATGGTGATGGTGACTTTGGGTTATTTGCTCCGCCACTCCCGCTCATAATTCTGTCGAGTTGTCTTGCTTGTGACTTTTTTTGTGCAGCCATAAGACGTGCATACGCTGCTTCTAATTTTTTCTTGGCAGCATCTTCATCACGGCGTTGTTCAGCAATGCCACGTTGGTCAACTCCATTTATATAATTGTCTGGGTTATATGCCATTGCTATTCCTTATCCGTATTGTTCTGACCACTGGTCAGCGACTACCTCATTGAGATTTACTGTGACTCTGTTTGACATCTGACCGCGTGTAGCCCATCGATTCTGTCGATAGGATTGAGCGCGGTGCCCTGCTTGCATCAGTTCGCGGATGCGAATGACTGCAAACCACAGTGCCATTACGCAGTCTGTAGGGTTTCTAGTATCAGGCTTCCAAGTAATCAACTCTTGTACCAAAGTCTTCAAGCCTTCAGAGCCTTCGTTACTTGGTAGTTCAATCAAGTTGTTATCTTGGAATCGTCCATCTCGTGTATTGCCAAAGAGTGATGCCATTGACGCTACACCAAATGATGTGTCCCATTTATTCTTGCCAGTGAAGTGTGAGTTCAGTTGACATCCGTACTGTGCTAAGTACTGTCTTAAGTTGTCATCTAGTGCGTACGCCTTCTGGTGTGCGTTAATTTCAATACGCAGTTCTTGAGGGCGATACTTCTGAACCCATTCTTCAATGAGGTCTTGAATCTTTTGTGGAGTTGGCTCGGTCATATTGACGCAATCCAATATATAAATTTTACCGTCAGAGCGGTTGTAGGTTGCAACTACGGCACCTGTAGCACCTGCCATAGCAGGGTCAAGTCCGATGATGGTGTGTGCACCTTCGACGATACGTGGGTGACCTGGCACGCCAGGCTTTAATGGTCCACGCTTTCGCATACCGTTAACGGAACCTGCAACGCAGGTGGGAGAAAAAATTGCATCTTCTGTAACATCTTCTTGCTGGTAGACCATAGCCCACACTGAAGGTGATACTTGGGAGCGACGCTTAAATAAAGATTGTCCGTCCCACTTTGGATAATTTCCATTGGGCAGTTGTTCGTCTTTGTCGTTTTCCTGCTGGTCAGTTTCTGCCCACAATGTTTTCCATTGCTTAGGGTCTTCATCAAATTCTAAAACCGCTGGCATAGCACAGTAGGTAAAGGGTGATACTCCACCGCTCCACTGCCCTGGGTCACGCAGCATCTTGTAGAGGTCAACTGGTGCCACTCTGGTACCAACAATAATTAACTTACCGTGTCGACCAAGACGGGTGATAACTTCCTTCTGAAGCCATTCCATCTGCTTTTCCCACTCGTGGGCGTTAGTACCCATCACAGCGTCGTCGACAATAATTAAGTCAGCACGAGCACCGTAAATCTGAGAACCAAGTCCTAGAGCCTGGACCGTAGGGTCCTTCTCGCCAGAGTCGCGTCCTGTTCCCAGGTAAATCATATCTGCCGCCCACTGGGTAGCATCCTTCTGGTATCCACCGTTGGGACCAAAGGCTGTCTGCATCTTCATATAGGCTGGGTGGCTAAGTCTGGTCTTGATTGCACCAAGGAACTTACGAGCCATACCCTGAGTCTTAGAAACAATGATGACTCGAATATTAGGGTTTGTGACGATTCGATAGGTCACATAGTTTGTGGTGATGGTTGTGGACTTAGCGTGCTCTGGGGGTACGTTGATAAGTACACGGTCAGGGTCGTTAGGTTCGTAGGTCATACCTGCTGGCATCCAGCGGGGTTCTACACCATCAATCAGGTCCAGCCAGTTTAACTGGTGAGGGAACATCTTGGTATCCAAGAACTGTTCGCAGAAGTCTGGGAAGGTTATGTCCTTGAGTTCTTTCAGGTCAGCCTTGACCCCTTTGCCAGCAAGTCTGGCTTTATCAGCCCTATCTTTGAACTCAGGGTCCTGCATCGACCATTGGCGGAAGGTGACATCATTACGTCCCACGGCTGCCATAGCAGCGGTGATGGTCGCCCCTTGCTCTAGGAGCAGGAGCATCTTCTCTTGTGCCTCAGCCTTAGAGATGTTTTGAATCCCAGGCTTGCGCCCTCTGTTTGCCATTCGGTGTCCCATCCAAAAGTAAGGCTATCTGTGACCAGTTGCACAAGGCAACGGATGCCACGGGGAGCCACCCCTCAAAAGCCCCAATCGTACCCGAAGGTAGAGGATGGGGTACCCAGGCTTTTCTGCAGCAGTCTCTGGGTCTGTTCTAGTCGCCCTCTGTAGGGCTATAAAGCGGTCTAATAACGCTATCTGCCGAACGGCATAACTCTGGCGTTTACTCAACATTAGTCAGTTATATATTTATATATTATATATAACGAACGAGCGTAGTCCCAAACGAAGCGAGTTCGTTTAGAACTATTAATGATTAAATCATTACATATAAGATAACCCGTTGGAAGTACCGAAACCGAACACACGGTTTCCATATATTTTAGAAAAGTGCCCCTCTGGGGCTAAAAGTCCTGCTCAGAGGCTATATATAGGGGGGCTGAATATAACAGAAAATTATTGGGTGAGACATATAATCACACGCATACGACATTATAAAGACCCTGGGTCATAACTATACACTGACATCTCTTTATTTCTTTGTCGACATTTACTTATTCTTTCTGACTTGTCCACATTATGAGACCCGATGGGGGTCTCTTCTTTTATAACTTTTATTAATAAATGAAATTATGTTACTCGTTTATGTTACTCAGTAACTTATAAAGTAATTTACGAGATGACACTATCCCCCTTTCAAATCCGACGGGGGGCATTCATTCTTCAATTGTCGACAAATCTATAAATGAAATTATGGGGGAAGTTATACAGATTCCGTCGGTGTGATGTAACTCACAGGGTTTCACCCTTGACATTTCCCGCCTTGTGTGTTTTGGGGGTTTCTCCCTTGTCGGTTAATGTGATGGACATCACACGTTTTGGGGTTGACAATGACCCCGTAAGCGTGAGAGAGTTAAGTCATAAGCAAGGGGCAACCGCCCCGATAGATAGGAGAATGAAAGAATGGGACGCAATACTTTCGATGTTGAGCAAGTGTTCAAGGCTATGGATAAGGATTTCACCCGCAAGGCGCAAGCCCCTAAGATAGAGGGAGATTACGAGATAGAAAGTACAGGGTTAAGTGACTGGTTAGCCTATCGCTATGAGTTCAAGGTAAATGGACGCCCTACTTTTGGATACGCTGAGACTATCGATGAAGCGCGGGCGAACATCATCAAGGCGCAAGCGATAGGGGGCAAGCGGTAGCAAGTGACGCAAGTCATAGCCTGAAACCCTTGACAGAGGGCGCGTGTTCGTGACACGATTTGGGCACTAGGTAGGGCAACACCGCCCGCCTTAATCACAGTTAGGAAATACCGAAATGAAACAACTAAACCAACGGGACGCAATCCATTACATAGCAACAGGGCAAGAGTTCAAGGCGTCCGCCCTAAGCGGTAAGCGAGAGACCTACACCCCTGATAGTGGGCGACTAAATAGCGGAGAATTTTCCCGCCTTGTCGTAGATTTCAACAATAGCGGTCGGTCTATGTATGTCGTTTACTCATACGGTACACCTATCGCGTGGCACACCGCCGAGGGTTGGTATGTAGTAGAACAAAAGTTTAGTGTGACTACTAGCAAGCACTCTAACTATGTCCGCCGAGCACTAGCTGAATTGGTAGGGGCTAACTAATGAATGACTTCACACTTCAAGAGTTGCGCGACCTATTGAGCGCGGTTTGGTACGACACGCAAGGCACTCACGGGGACGAGCGTAGCGAAAGGCTAGCAAAACTCACAAACAAATTAGAGCGCGAAATTAGCAAGGCAAAAAAGGCGGTAGCATAAATGGAGATTACAGTCACCCGCCACGCGGTAGACGGATTTACCCTCTCAACTATGAAGGGCGGATACCTAGTATCCCGCCGATACATAGGGCACACACTAAAGGACGCTAAAAAACTATTCAAGCAAGAGATTAAAGGGGGCAAATAAATGGACGCACTAACTAAAATTGCGCTAGCCGTAGGCGCGGGATTCCTCGCCCTAATTGTCGCGCTATTGGTAGCACTAGGGCAAGGGGTAACGTGTCCAACAGGGGAGACAACTACACGAATCACATACCAAAACGCGCCAAGTGGTGAATGGGTAACCGAGCCCCTCTATGAAGATTGCGGGGCGTTGTAAATGATGGCTTTACTTTTAGCAATCTTGCCGATAGCCTTGCTATCACTAGCGGGTCTACTAATCAACGACGAAATAGAAGGGTAACAAAATGGAACAACTAACAGCAAGCGAACAATTCGCACAAGATTACTTATTAGTAATCAACAACGACCAAGAGGGCTATCTAGCAGCGCGTGACCTAGCCCAAGAATACAACAAGGATAAATGGCTACTAGGTGAGAGGTTACGAGATGATTTTGAAACCTTTATCTGTGATGTTGCGGACACAATAGAAGAGAAATCTAGCGAGCAATTAGGCGCAAATCTAATCCGCCAAATGTTGCTAGGTTTTGGGGCGGATACTTTCACCGCCATAGCGGGCGAGATTATCGCAGATTTGGAGGAGGAGTAATGCCACTATGCGGAGATTGCTTACGACCTATCAATGAATGTCATCACAGAGGGGCAAGGAAATGAGCGCATTATCTACCTGTAAAGTTTGCTTAGATGATTTTGATAATGAAGATATGATTGAAGATATAGAGGGAACTAAGTACTGTTTACTAGATAGCGGGGATATCTGCCCTGTATGTGGTATCTATGAACTATGCGGAAACGATGAACACCGATGCGAGACAGGGGAAAACTAATGACAACGGAGCAACAGATTAAAAGCGCAATTGATACGCTCAATGAAGCGTTAGAGTTAATGAAACAATTGGGATTTGTCACAGAGGGGGACGAAGATGAAACGCTATGAGATTACAGTGTCGAAGGTTATCTATCACATCATAGATGAGTTTGCAAGCGAAGAAGATGCGCGTGAACACGCACTAATGATGCGCCAAATGTTAGGCAAGGTTCACGGGTCGATTGTAAAGCCAGTCTTCTACGAACTCGAAGAAGCGGGAGAGGTGACAGAATGAAGCAACAATTCCAAGTAGTGTATGAAACTAAAGGCGTGAAGGTGGTCAATGTCTGGCTACCAGAGGGCACAACCACACCCCAGCAATGGGCAACTATGACCTACGCAGAACAAGACGCGTGGCTTTATGACAACCAAGATGAAGCGCACTTGCAATGGACAGATGAACACGAGGGTGTAGCAGTCAACGTGTTACCAGTCAGTAACTTAAAGGCAGTTGTGTAATGAAGTTACTCAGGCATAGCCTTGCAATCTACACAGTATTTTTTATCGGCGGTGCTGGCGCACTATGGATTCCCATACTTGGGTTGATAACAATTCTTTATTTTACAGGAGTAATCGGATGACAATGAGAGACATTAGTTGGCACGCAGAAGGTAATTGTTCAGGTCACCCAGACCCAGACCTATGGCACTATCAGAACAGTATGCACTCAGATGAACAGCAGTTGCAGGTACTACGTAGCGTTGAAGCAATCAGCCTATGTCGTATGTGTCCAGTCAAAGATAAGTGCTTAGAGGAAGGACTCAGAGATGAGAACATTCAATTCTGGGGTGGCAGTGGCACAATCTGGGGTGGATTACTTACCTCAGAGCGGTATAAGTTGCGAGGCAACAGGGATAATGAGCAGATTGTGGAGGGTGAGCAACGCCATAGACGCAATGTTACGGCGAAACTTGCTAAACTATACAGATGAAAAGAAAACTAATAGCAGTAGGAGTCATCACCGCAGTCATTCTATTTGCACCATTCGGCAATGATGTAAACGTCAACGTGGGGGTAGAGGTTAAGCACCCAGTCAAGGCGCAGACCAAGGCAACGATGGAGCAGAAGCACGACAACAAAGTAATGGCTATGAAGTTTGCTAAGGCAGGTTATGGTTGGGACTTAAGACAGAGACAATGTATCTATAAGTTGTTCACTAAAGAAAGTCGCTTCGATAACTTCGCCAAGAATCAGCAGGGCAGTAGTGCCTATGGTATCGCACAGATGTTGAAGGAGAAGTCCTCAGACCCAGCGATACAGATACTCAACGCCTACCGCTACATCCAGCACCGCTATGACACACCGTGCAAAGCGTGGCACCACCACCTACGAAAGAACTGGTACTGATGTTCGACTTATACAACAAGGACAACCCAACTATGGCGTGTATCTGTGGTTGTAAGATGTTCGAGATTACAGTTATGTGGGATGAAGAGACCAGAGAAGTGGGCTGGTATGACTTAAGACAGAGATGCAAGGAGTGTGGCACAGAGAGTACCGCACCAACACCAATAGATGGAGAAGAGTAATGCCAACGTATGAGTATCGATGCAATGAATGTAAGGCACACCAAGAACTACAGCGCAAGGTTGACGAACGAGATGATGAGTTGACTTGTATTTGTGGTAAGAGTATGGTTAGAATTATCAACGCAGTACCTGTCCGCTTCAATGGCGGTGGGTTCTATTCAACAGGAGGATAAGATGAAAGAGTTTATTACTATGGCACACTACCCACAATCAGGATGTCAATGTGATGGTGGTGGATGCTCCGCTTGCGAACCAAAGAATGACACCTTGCAGTTTGCTAGTGGCAAGGAGATTGAAGAGTTTTACGATACCTATTCAGAGTCTATGTATGTAGACCCAGCAGAAAGTACACCAGATGAACTGTCTTAAGACGAAATACCCTAACGAACACGCTGCTAATAATGTAATCAGTAAGGCGTGGTCAGGTCACGCAACGTGGAGAGGTAAGACTTTACCTATCCGTGCATACAAGTGTCACTGCAAGTCTTGGCACTTAACCTCTAAGCCTCTGATGACTCGTGCTGAACTGATTCAGCGGAGTCAAAGTCGTTATCAGAGTATGGCTTGAAGCCACCAATCTTATTGATTAACTTACGGATGCCACGCTTGTGACGCATACGAGCAGCATCCTCTGAACCAAGTTCGAGTTCCTTCGCTATGTCAGGGAAATCCATAGCCTCTGCGTGGCGGAGGAACAATACTTTTCTATCTTCCTTAGTTAGTTTCCAGTATGCGTAATCAATCTCAATCATCATCGCCATCATATTGCCACCCTCATTCGGTGCAGATGGACGACCAGGACGACCTAAGTCTACCTTGTTAATCTGACCCCACTCACTTCTTAAGACAGGAGTTAGCAAGGCTTCAACCATATCTGCTTCGTAGTAGAACAGGTCGCTAGTCTCATAACCACCAGACTTAGCCTTCCAATGCTGACAGTAATCTAATGCTTGGTTACGTAGGCTACGATAGATAAGATTCTTAGCATCCTTAACACCAATGGCTTCCCAAGTATCCAACTTGTTTGGATGTTCGAGGAACCACTGATACAGGGATTGTCGGATATCTTCTAACTCTATGTCAGTAAACTTACGGTGATACTCAGATGCAACAGAGTCCACCACATACTGCCAAGGTTCTATACGCGCCCACTCAAGCGTCACTTTATCTTTACTCCGTTGTCTAGGTGGAGGAAGCCGACTAGTTTCATCTTGTTATTCTTATTAGCAAACTCTGTGGTGCTAGGCAACCACTTCTCATTCCACTCAATAGGCATCATCATATGTAGAGGGAATGCCCATACACCTAGTGGTGTTGAGTTGATATACCAAGGTGTAAAGCCAAGCAAGTGTGCCTCTTCAATGAGGAAGTCATACTTCATCTTCTCAATGAGTAGGTCAGGGTAGTGAGTCTTTCGCGACTTAAGTTCGATAAACATTTTGTATCGGTCAGTCGTGCAATCAAAGCCATCATACTCTTGAGGTGAATGGATGAGGTCGGGCAGATAAGCCTCACGCAACCACTCAAATAATTCTTTCTCTCTCATTCTTTTACCTCAATAACATTCTCAAAGTCTTTGGCTATTATACGACCATCATCTACCGCAATGCTTCTACACTCACAATATATAAATCCTAAAGCAGAATCAACAGTAACTCCACAGTTCACACACTGTGCTTTGGTCACTCGTTATCCCACTTACCTCGTAGTACTAGCAACCCAATGATTGCGTAGTTAGCCATATCTTTGAACGAGTCTTCAAGTGATTCGTGCTCTGGTGTAGCACCGCTATCAACTAGGTTGTTGATGCGTGCTAACTTGTCGTGCATACGTACACGTAGCCCATTGATTGCACCGCCTGGTGCTTGAGAGATATTCTTCGGACCATAGTCTCTATGCTTGCTGAGTAGCAAGTCAGTGAGTTCCTTGGTCAGGTTGCTCAAGTCTACTTCGAGGTGGACTTCGCGTGCAACAATGGAACTTTTAGAGTCACGGTTAGGAACGACCCTTGTGTCGAGTACGCTGATACCTTCAAACCTTGATTCGTCAGATGATTTATAATCTGCCATATTTCCTCACGCTCCGCTTCCGTCGTCATTGGTTTCCTCTTCTAATAGTTTGGCTAAGTTCTGGTCAAAGTCTTGCAACGCTGACTTGACTACCATATCCTCAACCAGTTCATCTACTAGTTCGTAACCGTTCTCACTAGCAAATAGTGTAACATAAGTAGACTGCGTGATGAGTTTAATCTGGTCTGGTTCGTCAGCGTGGTTAAACATAAACCTCAGTAGTGAACCTAGTTTAAGTTTGAATCCATTGGGTAGTATGTAATACGGGTCGAACTCTTCGTCTTCCTCAAGGTAGTGGTCGACCAGTTCAAATGAATCCTCAAATGTAATGTGGCAATCGTGGCAATAGTTATGTGGTGGTGGTGTCTCTTCCTCTGCCATCAGATGTCAATGCCAATCTTTTCGAGAATGAATTCTCTGCCCTGTGACACGAAGACAGAGTTGACATCTTCGCCCTCCCCAAAGGATACAACTGTGACTGGTAGTTCCCTTGCGAGTGAGTTAGCGAACTCTCTTCCTGGCGTATCACCATCAGCAAATACGAATACGCGTTCAAAGTCTGCGAGTAGTCTGGTGTAGTGCTTCTTCCACGAGTTTGCGCCAGGTACACCAACGCAAGGAAAGCCCACGCACTTAGACATAGTAAGGGTATCCAGTTCACCTTCACAAACTCCTATCCAATCACCAGCACGTGATACATCAAGCACGTTATACATACGTGTCTCTGCCCCAGTCATACCCATATACTTAGGTTCAACTGCAGGGTTAAGACTTCTAAATCTTAAGTCAACAACACCAGTCTTGGTGATGTAAGGGATTGATAAGCGTCCAGCGTATTGCTCGTGACCTGTATCAGGCTCCGCGACTACGCCTAATCGAGCCGACCGTGCTACCTCCAGGGGTATGCCTCTGCTTGCTAGGTAGTCTTCTGCCAGATGAATACTTTCCGCGTACTTGAGTACTGACTTCCCCAGTAATTCCTTCTGCAAAACGCTTTGCTTCATTAAAGTTTAATCCCTCTTGTTGTGCGACGATTTGAATACTGTTTCCTTGTACTCCACAAGCGAAGCAGATGAAGATGTTCTTGTCCAAGTTTGCTGTTCCGCTTTGGTGTGAGTCACCGTGAAAGGGACACCTAAGATTAACTTGTCCGTGAGTACTGCGTAAGGAAGCCCCGTAGTGTTCAAGGATTCCCTTGATAGATGGCAAGTCGTTGTCAATTTTTATCACCATACCCAGCCTCTCGAAGTAACCATACTAAGTCTTCTGTCCTCATCAATGATACCCAATCTCCGACAGACTTCTCGCCCTGTCCGTTGAGTCTTAAGACTACAACTCCAAGGTCACCCTTGTCTCTGTCTTTTAACTGTGCAATTGCAGCAGCGGGGTTGAACCCTGTGCGTGCTTTTACTTCCCAGTCAATGCCGACAGTACCAGTAATATCGGAACCACTACGACCAGCACCTGTAGACTCGGCATAAGGAAATCCATTCTCTGCGAGGAACATAGCAAGTACCTTCTGACTTCTGTACCCTCTGTGCTTGCGCGATTGTGATGGCACTTAGGATGCGCTCTTGTCCTTGTTGAGAATACGTACTGCCCACTCTAGTCCAGCGTTGAGTCCATCAGTCCACTCATCAGTGACTGGTACCTTGGCTGCTTGAATCTTTTCAACCAGTGCTGCTACTTCAGTCTTAAGACCTAGCAATACTAGCGCACGAACTTCTTGTGTTGTGTCGTCTTCTTCTTCTCTAATCACTTTATCCACCGTTCTCTGGTATGTCGTCCATAAACATATACTCAGGATTAAATGCTAACCACGCCATTAAGTTAGCGTTAGCATCAGCCCTTCCGTATCTGTTCTTAACTGGTGAGATAGCCATTGAGGTTCCCACTACACCTAGTGTACAGATAAGTGCAGGAATTTGCGCGACCTTACCTTGCAATGCAGAGCGTGGTTGCGTAGGGTTTCCTGGCACAGCCTCAGATGTATGGTGCAAGACAATGATTGCTGCGTTAGTGATACGTGCTAGGAACTTTAACTCCTTCATCACCGCACGCATAGATGCGAACTCTTCACCACCATCTGTTGCAATGTCCATCAGGTTATCAATGAAGATAGCCTCAGGTGGACAACCCCATAGTTCCTCGAATGCTTCAACCTCTTCGTTGATATCCATAAGAGTAGGGCTAGATTCAAACGACCACACAATGTGTGATGACTTCTGCAGTACAGCCTTAGTCCAGTCAGTATCTGTTTCCATTAGTCGCTCAACATCTGTCTGATTCTTACCGCTAATCATTGATGCTAAGCGCATAGCCATAGTGTGTGAGTTGGTATCTGCTGAAATGTACAGAGTAGGAACTCTCATACGTAGGGCTAAAGCCAGTGCCAGAGTGGACTTTCCCACACCTGGAACACCAGCAAACATCGACACCTCAGAGCGTCGGCAAATAATCTTGTTGGTATTAAAGGTCTTGAATACTGGAGGTAAAGGTTCTCCGCCAATGTCCGAACGACCTACCGAACGGACAAGTGTTCTCATTCTTTTATTCTACCTGATGCAATATCTAATGCAACCTGCGATGGTACAAACCAGTTGTCTGGCATAATCTCAATAGAATATTTAGCAAGCAAACTTGCCATTATATTTTGTTGTTCTTGTAAATGTATTGCTAAAGTCTTTTCCATTATATCTCCTGTCTTAAGTTGGAAGAGAGGTAGCCACCTTCCCCTGAATAACTACCCCTCTACCAATCCTTATTATAGCATAGGCTCTTGTATTAGCCGTTCGTCGGAGCGCACTGTTCCGCGCCCTGAGGTTGTGGACATACCCACATTGAGTAAGGCTTGCCGTTCTTCTTCGAGATTCCCGATAGGAACTTGCGGTTGCCGTGAACGCAGGTCGGTGACGATAGACCCGTAGCGGATGGAGCCGCTTGCGGGGCGGGTGCGGAGGTAGCCCAAGGCGGATTGTCTACTGTTGAAGTAGTGGTCGCCAAAGGGGATACGTTGTATGCACCCGCAATCATCTTCTGTGTTGCTGCAATTTGTGTTGAGTAATCAGAGATTCCCTCTAGCAATACGCTGAGTTCATCTGAAGTGTTAGCGCGGATATTGATTAGGTCACCGACAGGTGTCTTAATTGATACCTGTAACTTCCAGTTTTCTTCTGACATTATTTATTTTCCTTCTTCGTAAATTGGCAGTGTTCTGTGAGTCCACAGAAACTACACGATTGTAGGTTCGGTAGAAATATACCAGCCTTTCGTGCTTTGTCAAAGCCATCAACAAAATACTCCAGCGTGTCTTTGGTATATCTACTTAGGTCAATCATCTCTCCTGTCCCCGACTCACGAGACATCCAGTAGTTTCCTAGATTGACTTCCACTCCTAACATCATCTCGACTCCTACTTTGTAGAAGCCTAGTTGAAGGTCAGACTGTGGACGTGCGCGAGAAGTCTTCAAGTCGACGATAACAAGTTTACCGTTGACCTCGAAGATTCTGTCAATGAACATCTTCACTGGTACACCAGCAATGATGGGGTTGAGTTCCAACTCGATAGCCTTTGCACCCTGTGGGGTAGTCCAGATTTTCCAGTCAGGATTATTCTTGCGCCAAATGATGTAGTCATCTACCCACTTGGAACCTTGTTCGTACCACCAAGTACCATCTTCCTTATTAGGGTTAGCCTTGGTTGCTCTTCCTGCTACTCGTGCCTTAGAGAAGTCAAGTCCGTCAATCTCCTTGAGCCAAGCATCGTGCCAGTATGTATTAACAGTCGTTGACATTGTATATTCCACTTCTTCCTTCAAGAGTAAAAGTTACTCCAGTAGGTCCTGGCATTTCAGATGCAATCTTCTTGCGCCAAAATCCTGGTGCTTGTTGAAGGTATCCTTCTTTGGCTAGGAACTCTTGCTGCAATGCAAAGCGTCCACGATAGTCAATAACCTGTGCACGTAAACGTTCCAACTCAGCCATATGTTCTTTATTCTGAGCCTTAAGTGATTCAACTTCACGCTTGAGTATGGAGTTTGTATAAGTCAAAGATGATAATTCTTGAACCTTAGCCTGAGACTCTACCCAAGCGCCAAGTGTCTCATCAAGTTGAGCCTTCAATGTTTCAGTTGTCTCTTCTTGTTTACCCGTCTTTGGATTAGTTCTAAAGAGTATACCTTGGGCGGTAGAAAGAAAACCAACTTTAGATGGTAAGTCTTTAGGCTCAAAATGTAATGTCTCAATAGCACTACGCAGTTGAGTCATATCTGTCAATGGTATCCAGTCTTCTTGCCAGATTCCATCGCAAGAACAACCGCTTCCATAGCGGAAGTAGTACTTATTTTCGTACTCACCTAGTTGAGCAGATGACCATTCGTAATATCCGCCAGACCAGTCGTACTCTTCGATTACTTTGATGTCGTCATCATCCATTGCAACTCCTGTTCAATGCTCCGCTAATAATTCTTTCAAGAACGCCAACTTGTGCCTCAAGTTTACTGCATTGCTTGTCAGAATTCTCGTACTTATCTTTCCAGAATTTAACTTGACCTTCCAAGTCCTCAGGTTCTGGTTGACCATACATAGTGCTCGCACGAAGTGCATCGTTTACAATTGTGGTGTAGCCATACTTTATTGGATTGACAGTAATGAACTCTGCCTTTGGTGCTGATGACTTGGCGGTCGTTTTGCCTTTTCTGGTTACTTTAGATTTCTTGTTTTTCAAAACAGAATTAACTTGCGCTGCCATTAGTTCTCACACTCCAAGTCATAAGTCTCTGCTGCTAAGTGGAAAGCCCGTCCTCCTGCTGACCAGACTGATGGTTCTTCTGGGACCTTGAGTAATCTGCCAAGGTAATACTGATACCCACAAGTGAGAAAAGTAGTGAAAGCACTATAACTAATGTGCTCTGGTAGTTCATATGAATCTAGTTTAATCATCCAAGTCTTCTGCTTCTTCAGCAAAGTGAATCAGATAGTTAACTTCTTCTTTTAGTTGTCTTACTTCTGCTTCTAAGTTAGCAAACTGAACAAACAAATCAAAGAACAAGTCTGAGATGTCAGCGTGCTCTTCTTCGTGGTAATTGTTCTTCTTAAATGGATTACGCATTTGTAACTCCCGTCTAGTAGTTGAGCAGATAGTACTCCCAAACGGCGACAGGAGAGCAGCCAAGAATGGGAGAACTATCTACTCCTATAGTATTTCATACTCTGGTCTTTTCTGCAACCTCGACACTCTCGGCTTATCCTACCGTCTTTCTTTTTCCTGTCGACGTATCCCCACGTGGCTAGGCTATGACCATTCTTGCAACTGCCGTTGCTCCAGTCACGTGCCTGTGTAATTGTATTGTCGCCAGTATGGTGACGCGTTGTATTAATGTTAGCAGGTACTGGGTCTAGGTGATATGGGTTGACGCACCACTTGTTGCGACATAGATGGTCAAGGGTTAGACCCTCTGGAATCTCAGCAATAAAGTATTCATATGCCCAGCGATGTGCTCTCCATCTATAACCATCAGGTCGACGAAGATTAAACCTTGCATAACCTTTGACAGTTAATGTGCCAGTCCACTTCCAACAATCATCTTGTTGAATAATTCTTTCAAAGAAATAATTTATTTCTTTTGTATTCATTGGGTTCCTCCAATAACTCGGAACCCTGATTTTAGGAATACGACCCCTTACCCCAATTCAAGGGTTGTCCCCCTGAAATGTGGTTGAGGAATCAATTCCGAATCAACAACTCGTTGACCCGTCATTTGAGGTTTCCGACCCACTCTTTCGAGTACCCAAACTGTAGCATATGGGGTGGCGTGTCTGCGCGACACACCGATGGGATGTATGTGCTATGCTTTACGTGCTTAGTAATTAGATATGGACTCGGTATACGTGCCATAGAAACACAAAAAGACCCCCCAACCTAGGGTGATTACCTTAGGAAGGGGGGTTTCTTGTCTCTACGGGGCTGCTAGACCCCTTAAAGGACTACTTCTTGGTTAGTCCAAAGTCTCCGTCGTTCTTGTCAGCCCACTTAATTGCTGGTGCTGTCAAGGCTGCGATGATTGCTGCATACTGTGGTGCTAGGTCAGTGACCAGTTGTACTCCAGTAAAGACAGCCACCGCTGCTACTGCTGTAGCCCAGGACTTGATTGCCTTAACTCGCTTAGGGGTTAGGAACTCTTTCATTTGTTCTCCTTCTTCTTAGGTAGAGGCTTAACCTTTGCCTTTACCTTGTCGATTGTTTTTGGCTTACCTAGCCAAGGGAACCAGTTGGATGTGTCGTATCCAGCAGTCTCCTTGATTGATATATGGACGTGCTTCATATGCTTGTTGCTACCTGTGTACTCGCGGTTGCCCTTCTCAGGACTCCAGATACGACCCTTGAATATCAGGTACTTGACTCGCTTGTCCTTCTGTAGTTCAAAGAAGACATCATCCCCACTAATACCAAACACTGGGTCGTGGGTTAGGTCGACTGCAAAGCCTGTGTTGTGGTCAGAGTTAGGACTCTGCTTTAGGTGAGCAGCAGACGGCAGAAGCCCATCCGATGCTTTCCCGCGCTTGGGCTTCAAGGCTGTCGCTTGTCGCAATACCGCTTTGGCTGCAGGTGCAGCCGTCTTTGCAAGTTTCATCTATGCTCATTTCTTTACTAACTCGACAACTAAGTCTTTAATAATTGCTACTTCGTGCTTGAGTCCAGTAAGTTCGTCTCGCATACTCGACCCCGAATTGGGCTTTAGTTCTGCCAGATAGTGTTTAACTAGCCATCTAACCGATATCATAAACATTGAAACAATTGTCAGGATAGATACGGTTAGTGCTGCCCAATCTTGTGGGGTCATAACATTGCGCTCCTAAGAGTTATGTGGTCGGATGATTATACGGTACGGATAGTTATTTCTAAAACTCCACCAAAGCCATCGAACCGCTTATCTGGTGGTGTCATACGTGTGAACGTGACTTGCTCGATTATTGCTTGACGTGTTTCCTTTGTAGACAAATCTTGGAATGTCAGTACGTCACCTGACTCTTCGATATCTTCTAGTATTTGGATTCTGTCAAAGGCTCTGCCTTCGTAGCCAACTACTGTGTTATATCTATCTGTCTCTGTATCAAAGCAATAGACTGGGAATCGCATTACTCGCTGACGAGGGGTAGCAATAGTTGCCTTTGCTTGGTAGCCCTTGAATGTAGGACCCTTAGTGTTATCAGTTGCATCACGGTAGAGGATGAACTTATAAGCAACATACTCTTGAGCAGTTGCAGGATTAGATGTGTTGACCTCGATAGGTGAGATTGATGAATCGTATGAGATGTGGTCATACTCAACACCATTCTTGTCGACAGTCTCAAGGGTCATTGAACCGTAGGTAAAGTCACCACGACCTAGTAGACGCTTGAAGTTCTTAGGTTCAAGGGTTCCGTATCGGATGTTACCTGTTGTGATGTAACCATTGATTGCCTTTGTGCTTGCTGCTTCTACTACTACAGTACCTGCGGAGAATGATGAACCAGCAGGAGATACTGCAGTTAGTGCAATGTCTGCATTAGTTACTGCATATGAGAATGTAGTAGGGGTTACAGCGGTAATAATCTTGTGGCTACCGATTGGGTAACCTGCAGCAGAATCAAATGGTGCTCCGACTCCATTAACGAATACACCCTGACCAACCATATAGCCGTGCTCGGCAGCAGTTGTCAGTGTTGCAACATTGTCTGTCAGTTGCTTGTAAGTAATGCTTGCTGTGACTCGACCTGCAGATGAGCAGTTACCGTAGATGATGCGGTCTGTCTCGCCAAGGAATCCAACCGCCACTGTCTGCCCACCGTTGATAGGTGTTTCAATGTTTAAGTCGTTAGCGTATGCAAAGCGTAGTGTCTCAAGTTCATTACTTAAGTCGATACGAATAAGTCCTTGCTTACCAGTGGTTGTACCAGAGGCGCACCAGATATAACTCTGACGAGCAGTGAAGTCATAGACTGGCTGCTCTGTCTCTACGTTCAGTGGTCCGTAATTGATAGAACCATCTTGGTCTGAGATGACTGCAATTCTTACACCCTTGTTTGTACCGATGGCTAAGAAGCCAAGGTAGTACATCATTGAGTAAACCAATTCACCGATAGGTAGTTCCGCTGCAGTTATAGCAGATGTAAGGGTTGGCATTACTCCAGAGGTATTGAGAGTAAACTTAACAATTGTTGAGATTGCTCCGTTGATTCCAGATACATAGATTGCTGAACCAGATGCTGCCACTGATGTCCAGAGGTGAGATGTGGTTGGGTGTGTGTAAACTGGTGTAGGCAGTGCGCTTGCAACAGTTGACATTTCGTAAATCTTGTTATTGACACAGACAACTAAACGCTCTTTGATGAACTTCATAGTCGCACTTGTTACAACTGTTGCATCAGTAAACATAGGTGTTGCTGGGTCAGCAAATGCTGCGCTCAAAGACTTCTTGTACATATGCATCTTGAGCGAACCAGATACTTCGTTGACGATGAAGTAGACAAACTCACCATCATTGGCAGTAGCATAGATTTTGTCCTGTGTTCCAGAGATAGCAAACAAAGGCTGGTTAACTGGACCAGGTGCTACACGGGTAATGTTAAAGTCAGCAGCAAGTAGTGAGCCGTCATACTTTGTTCCACCAAGAGTCCACTTGATTGACTCGATGTGAGTAGGAGCACGACCATCAGATGCTAGTCCTGCTGCTGCATAACCTTGAACTACTGACTGACGGAGAAGGGTAACCTCACCCTTATTCCAAACATTCAAGCCTTCGCTTTCTGCAAAGCGGTACTTGCCATTCTCATCAGTTGTCGCTGGGTCATAGAAGTTAATACCTTCTCCAGAGTGGAATGACATCTGACTTCTAATCCACCAACCAGTCAGTGACTGCTCACCTGGTTCTGTTCCGTTGTCAAACTGGTCTTTACGAAATGGTGCAGTCTGACGGATATATGGACGTGAGTCATTGATTGCGTAGATGAATGGCATACCACCAACTGCTACATCGTATGCAACATCAGTGTTCTGCCAGAGAGAAGTGGATGAAACTACACCAACATCTACTGCAATAGAACGGGTACTTCTACCATCCGTAATATCTCTACCAGCCACCGTATCTCCTTAAGTCATAAAAAATTAGTTGAGCAGTTTGTGATACAATTGCTCTATGAA